TCACCCGTTTGACGATCTCGGCTATGGTTATCGTAAAGCGGGTCGCGGGCGCGTTCCTGCGGAAGAAATTATCCATATCTATACGACCGAGCGGAGCCAACAAACGCGGGGCGTAAGCCCTTTCGCGCCCGTCATGGAATCTCAGCACATGCTGAACGGCTATTTGCAAGCCGAGTTAATCGCGGCACGATTGGCGGCTTCGAAGTCGCTATTTCTAAGATCGCCCGATGGACAAGCGTATGACGGTGATGACTTCGCGGACCTTGCGCCGATTATGGACGTTGAACCTGGATCGATTACGCAACTAAAACCTGGGGTCGAGATTCAACCGTGGTCGCCTGATCACCCAATGACCGCGTTTGGAGATTTTCACAAAGCAGTATTGCGAGCAATTGCGTCGGGTTTGGGGATCTCATACGTTTCGCTTTCCAATAATCTCGAAGGCGTTTCTTATTCGTCAATTCGCCAAGGCGCAACCGAGGAACGTGACCATTTCAAGGCGCTTCAAAAATTCTTAATTCAGCATTTCGCCGAACCGATTTTTCGCGAGTGGTTATCAATCGGAATCGCAAAAGGCGTTCTACCGTTTCCCGATAATCGTTTCGAAAAGTTCGCAAGCGCCGCCCATTTCAAAGGGCGGGGCTTTTCTCCAATCGATCCGCAAAAAGAAATCAAGGCGTTCGTCGAGGGGATGCAAAACGGGATTTATTCTCCAAGCGATATTCAAGCGAATTTCGGACGCGATTCCGAAGCGGTTTTCTCTCAGATACAAGCCGACCTGAAACTTGCGGAAAAATTTGGACTCGATTTGAACTTGTTACCGCTTGGGCCGAAGTTGCCAGCGCAACCTGAAACCGATTCCGATGATTTATAAAGGCGAGGAAATCGATTTGACACCGACTCAAGCAATGGCAAATCGAGCGCGAAAGGGTCTTGAATGGCGTCAGGAGTTTGGAAGGGGCGGAACTCGCGTCGGAGTGATTCGCGCCAATCAGCTTGTCAAACGTCAAGAGTTATCGCCTGACGTTGTTAAAAGAATGCGATCTTTTCATGCGCGTCATGCGGTGGATTTAGAAGCGCCGAAAAACAAACTCGGTAACGAATCCGCCGATGGTTATCCGGGGGCGGGATTGATCGCGAGCCATTTGTGGGGATATCTCGAAGGTCGAGATTGGTCTATCCGCAAAACAGAACAGATGAAAAAAATCGATTCTGAAACGCGCCAAGAACATACGAGTTTCAAAGTCGGCGATTTTGTCAACTGGCGAACGGACAAAGGGCAATACCTCGGTCGGATTGTCTCAATCAGGACCGAGGGCGAAACGCAAGTCGGGCAAGAGACAATCGAAGCGACCATCGAAGACCCTATCGCCCGAATCCGCGTTTATGTTTTGATTGATGAGAATTACGAGGAATCGGATCGAGTCGTCGCTTTTCCGCTTTCCCGATTATCGAAAGCAAGCGAACCGGAGCGACAAGTCGAGAATCCGACCATTAAAAAAGCGCTAGAAAACAAACTTGAGGAACACCGCGAAAAGGTAGGCGATGACCCGCGGAAACGAACAACTTTGAGGACGCTTGAGATCGTGTTCGAGCGCGGAGTCGCCGCCTATAAAACGAACCCGTCCAGCGTTCGCCCAAATATCGGTAACGCGGAATCGTGGGCTTAGTCCCGCGTTAATTCATTGTTATATGTTTTAAGAAATTTACGCTTTCGAGGTGGCAAACACGACACCGACCTTTTACCAGAAGCGCACCCATTATCGAGCAAAGGAAAAGATGAGTGATTTAGAAAACCACGTTCGCCATGTAATCGGAGTCGAGGAAACGCCCGATTCGGTAATCATCGAATATGCAAAGGCGCATGACGAAGAAATGGAAATGGAAGAAAACGCGCATTACGGCGACGAAGACGAAGACGAAGAACGCGGAATCGATGCGACGTTCTATCGTTCCGTTCGCCTTCGAAAAGACGACAAAGACAAAACGCGTTTCAACGTGGCATTCGTTAGCGAGGAACCCGTTTTGCGCGAATTTGGTTACGAAATAATAGACCAGGAAAGGATGGATACATCTTTCCTGGAATCCGGTCGCGCTCCCGTGCTTTTTATGCACGACGCGGAGCGAGTTTTGGGAGTTGTGGAAAGCGTCAAACGCGACGGCGACCTGAAAAGTCGAGCCGTGATTAGATTGGGAACGTCCACCCAGCTACAACGCGAAACGCTTGAGCAAATCCGAAACGGTATCCTCTCAAACATCTCGATTGGTTATTCGATCAAGTCGATGGAAGAACAAGACGAGCGAATCGAGGGGCGTTCAGTTTACCGCGTAGCAACGCGGATCATGGACATATCAGTCGTTTCGGTTCCCGCCGATACTAGCGTCGGAGTGAATCGAGGGGCGAAAGTAATTGAAGAACCATCAAAACAGGATGTAACAAAGATGGACGCAATCGAAAAAATTAATAATTACGAAGGCGGAGATTCAATTGATGAATCAAAGCTTCGCGCCGTTCATGAAAAGGCACTTGCCGAACGCGCCAAGACAAATAAAGAAATCTTAGCACTCGCCGCTCGCCACAATAAGCGCGATTTAGGCGAGGAAGCAATCGGGCGAAATACAAGCCTGGAAGAATTCCGCGGAATTTTGCTTGAGCAAATCGAAAGCAAGCCGCTTGATTCAGCCGCAGAACCCGTTCAAAAGCCCGTCGAAGAAAAGCGGAACTATTCTTTCCTGCGAGCTTTAAACGCCGCTTCTCGTGGCGATTGGTCTGGCGCTGGATTCGAGGCTGAAATGAGCCAAGAAGTCGCCAACAAGCGCGGAAAGCAACCGCAGGGATTCTATGTGCCTGATTTTGCTTGGAGAGATTATGGAATCGATCAAAAGCGCGAATTGACCGTCGGCACAAACGCCAGCGGTGGATTCTTTGCGCCTTCCGTTCAACTCGCTAACGAGTTCGTCGAAGCGCTCCGCGCTCGCCTGATTCTTTCCGATATGGGAATGCGGATCATGAGCGGATTAAATACGAAAGTCCAAATTCCAAAGATTAGCGCTGGCGCTTCCGCCGCGTTCGTTGCGGAATCCGGAGACGTAGCGGATCAGACGCAAACCACCGCGCAGATCACGATGGTAGGTCGCACCCTTGGCGCCCGCACCGACGTGAGTCGCCTGCTCCTCTTAGAATCAGACCCGTCAATCGAGCAAATCGTTCGCGATGACCTCTTAAACGCCGTGGCAAATAAGATCGAGGACGTTGCAATCGAAGGCGGCGCATCTAATGAGCCAACCGGAATCACTCAGACCAGCGGAATCGGAAGTGTCGCGATTGGAACTAATGGCGGCGCTCCAACATGGGCGATGGTAACCAACTTGATCAAAGAGATCGAAGTTGACAACGCCAACCTGAACGCTGGATCAATGGGATTCATTACCAATCCAAAAGCAAAATCAAAAATGGCGAACACCGTGCGAGTTGCAAGCACCGATTCCCATATGATTTTGAACGATCCTTACAATCTCTTGTATGGCTATCGATTGGGAATCTCAACCAATGTTCCTTCGGATCTAACCAAAGGAACAGCGAGCGGTGTTTGTTCTGCCGTAATCGCAGGGGACTTCTCACAACTTATGTTAGGCGTTTTCGGAGGTGGTCCCGATGTTTTGGTGGACCCCTACACCAACTCGGCAAGCGGAAGCGTTCGAATTGTCGTGCATCAAGAGGTCGATGTCGCGGTCCGTCACGCTCAGAGTTTTGCCGCTTGTCTTGACGTAACGACCACATAATGAAAGTCGTAATCGTAAACGATTGCGCGGTAAAGGGTCAGCACCTCGCCGCTGGATCAAGTCATGATCTAGCGGACGAGGACGCGAACGCTTTGCTCGCAATGAAAAAAGCGGTAAAGGCGGATTCAAATCGATCAGTCGGTTTGGAAAAGTCTGAAACTAAAACCAAAAAGCGCAAAGCCGAATAATGGCAGTCGAAGACGACGCGATGCGACTCGAATTCCTTGCGGATTTCGGCGTTACGGATGCGACCTTTACGGATGTTTCCGCGGGACCGTCTTCGACGCTTAGCGCGCT